GTTCATTTGACAACATAATGCACAATTAAAAATCCTATAGTACCGATTAAAAATCCTATAATTCCTATTCCCCAACCAATAATTTGATCATTACGTTTGCTTGACATGTCTTCCACGATGGTATGTACTTTGTGTATGGATTCTGATACATCAATAATTTTAGTGGCTAGGTCTAGCAATCTGTTATTTAAACTATTATAACGTTCAGCGCAAAGCTCGACGTGTGCCTCTAGACTCTTTTTTTCTATCTCGGTAGCTTCGATCATAACATTCCCTTTGATATATTTATTCTAATTGTCTAAACCATACATTTTGTTTGTCTCCGCTGGTTACTATAACATCGGATAGATCCTTTTTATTAGACAACTCTACTAGCATAGGCACAGTATCACAGTCATTTTTTAAGTCTCTAAATGGATCTTCTAAAGGTCCAAATACTCCTGGTGTTTCTACTGCAAATTCAAAATACCAAATATCGTCTTTTTTTTCGGGACTAGATAATTCAAAAATTTGAGAGCGCATGCCTATTAATTGCGTAATAGTTTCCCAGTTTCTCTGCTGATTGCGTGAAAAATTCCATGAACGCTCGTCTTCGATTAGCTGATTAAATTGATCACGAAACGGCACTCGCGAGGATTTAAAATGACCAACAATACCGGTGGCTGTGATATCAAAGAAAGTTTCGCAGGCAAATCTCATTTAGAAGTTTTTTTCGATAGTTCGTATAAAACTTCAACTTTTTTACACATTTCATCAAGAGTAATATTTACATTCCTACTGTTAAATATCTCCATCCAACGCTTTTGCTGTTCGATATCTGCTAGTTCTTCATCTAGTAACGGATCTCGTAAATGTAATTCACGTGCTTTATCTCCTGGTCTACGAGCATATACAGTTCGCCCGCCATCTGGGCTTTCAAAGATAGTTAATTCTGTTATTTTACTAATTGTCATGATAGGAATATTTAACCTATTGTAGCAGGCGTGTCAAGTAAAGTCAACAAAAAACCCACCGAAGTGGGTTTTTGTATTTAAAGTTGCCTTTAAAATTAACTTGCTGATGTAGCTGTAGATGCCAAACGGAATCCAACGTTAGTAACAGCAGCCGCCGCCACATTGCAATATGTGTTAGCAGAACTATTATAAATGTTGCCTAAACCTTGAATAGTTGCTTGTAATGTAGTAGCTGTATATGCCCCAGTTGGGAATATAGCAACACTCATGTCAACTGTGTTGTTTGTGTTGTCAACTTGATAAATCGCTACTGTAGCAGTTTGCTGAATAGCTTGAAGAATCTGTTGAACAGCACCGTTAACACCAGCTTGGTTAAAAGCTGAATTACCTAGACCAATACCAAAAAAGTCTAATTTAGGACCAGCAAAGTTTACTGGTGTACCAGCTGGACTATATGCTGTGTTTGCTGCTAACTGTGGTCCGTTAAGAACGTCAGTTGCGAATACTGGTTGTGATCCGCCGTTTACTAATGGAATAAATGCCATGTTAAATCTCCTTTATATGTGAACCTCTCGGTTCTGCATTTATTTAGCTTTGATGGCAAAAATTAGGAGTTTGGATGTTAGCTTTTGGGCTGTTTAGTGGCACGTGTAAAATCAAACCGATTGACAAATTTTACAGTACCTCCAGGTATAGCTACTACCCAGCCTTCTTGGCCAGGATGTTGTAAATCTAGTTGACGTAATAAGTCAGTTTTGATATCGTGTATTAATACAAAAGCAGAAAACGCCGCCGATAATCCAGCTAGATTACTTCTAGGGCTTTGGAAATATTCTACTATATTATTATATTTTCTTGGTGTAACTTTAGTTTTCAACCATTCTGCGAATCCTGGTATTAATTGATTGACCTCAAATTTAGAAACATTTACATTTCCTATCAAACTATTGATGTAGTCTACACATAATTTTGGTAAATCTGTAATCTGTAACTGCCTCAGTTCAACTGGATTAAACAACATGTCTATATCTTTTCCATGTTGACTTAAAATCTGTTTTAACTGCTTGACTTGTTTGCTGTCACTAGGCTGTACGTTTTCGCTAGGCCGGATAGGCTCTATAAGCAATAGTCCCGGGACTGAATTCAGTTTTACATTTCCTAAAGGTTCTCTAATTCCACCAGGTTCTTTTATTCTAGTATGTATAGCTATACCAACTTCACTATTACCTATCTGTTGACCCAAGGAACTGGCTGCCGGAATGTTATATTGAACTATATTAGGCTTAAAAACATAAGCACCTTTATTTTCAGGAGGAGTAGAGGTATATAAAAGATCACCTTGTATAAATCCTTTAAAGTTACTGGGTATAGCCGATTCTAGCATAGGCCAAAGTTTTTCATATAATGGGGCTAAATTAGCAGTGCGGTTAGCTGATTTACCCTGTGCCGATGCTTCTGCATCTCTTTTTTCTAAATGACTTCTAATTTGTCTAGGGCTTGTAAATAGCCCGTTGTAACCTTTAGCCGAAAATCCAGCTACATCTGTAAGTATAAAAGTACCCGCAGTATCACGACCAAATATAATAGCGGGAGTACCGTCCCATTTTACACTAGTAGACGTTTTTGTATTGTCTTTGAGATGATCTATTACTCCCAATGCATCACGTACACCAGCACTGCCACGCCTAAATACTAAATCTTCTATGTGTTCTATACCTTTGGCCTTGCCACCTTCAACTTCTTCTATCAGTTTGGTCATGCCTTGATTGACTATTCTATCACGTAATTTTGCCAAGAAATGTACATCGCTTTCACCACGTGATTCATCTAATTCAATTCCGTTTTTGGCAAAGGCTGCTCTAGCATCTGCTAGTTTTTCTTCTCGTTTGGCATCGCCTTGCAATGCCTGTAACATAGTTTCAACACTGTATAAGTCATCACGAGTGGCACGTTTATTCAACATTAATTTTGCTATTTCATCAGGGTCAGATGATACAGTTTGATTGCTTGCGCGATCTACTAATCCTTTGCGAGTTATAATTTTATATCCAGATGCTTTGGCAATACTATTAAGCATTATGTGTCTATCTACTGCGGTGTATTTGCTATTAACAGGATGCGTTATAAAAAACTGCCCAACGGCCATGTCTTCCATGAACATAAAATCTGTTTGTACATAACCTTTGCTGGGATTACCACCTATTGGTGTTTTAAAATGAACTTGATCGCCGCCCTTTTTAACATATTCTTGCGGTTTAAGTTTATGACTGTTACACCATTGGGTCAATTCTGCTATTAGTTGATCAGGTGAAATTTCTTGTATATTGACCTGCAAATCAAGATCTCCCGAACTGGGTTTTTTTCCAGTACTGCCTAACCAACGTACAGGATACCCAGTTTTAGGATCCGTTTCGCCGTGTAGGTCAAGACCTGTTAATTGCTCAAGCCAGTCTACCGTAATGGGTATGTCAGTTTGCGCGATACGTTGAGTAGTTCCTTTGCCATCGCTATCTTTAAATACATTTCCACCTTCTTTAAGTATCATAATGAATCTTCTCTCAACCCTAGTATTGGCGCTATCTGTTTGGCCAGAGCAATTTTTGTTCTAGCATCAGCGTTTTTTATAGATTTTAAGAAATTATCTATATTAATTTTGTCTAGAGGATTTGACGCATAATCCCCAGTATTAGAGGCAACGTCTTTTATGTTTTCATATTTTTTCCATAAAGCAGCTGCGATAGCTTTTTGAACAAAAAGCTCAAACTGCATCTTGCGATTTTGATCAGTTGTATTTGGATCTAGTATTTTTTGGGCAGTACCCGGTAAGTCGGCATCTGCTTCTTTTTCCGCATACTTTACACTATATTGCGGGGTTATTTTTTTAGCCATCCATTGTAGCAAAGAAGCACTGGGGTTGGCACTTGGTGCGACGTCATTAGATTTATCTATAGTAGGTTGAGTTGCAATCTTTTTAGGAGTTTTAACCGCAGATGGTGAAGTTGCCAACTTCACTGTAGGCCTGGTAGGTTGATTAACGCTGGCTGTATTTGCTGGTTGAACAGGCTGTTTTTGATTTCTTTGGCTGCTTCTTTTTGCTAAATCGCCCGGTGACATTTTGTTTGGAACTACATTAGGTATAGCTTCGTACAAATCCTGTTCAAATATGTCCCATTCTTCAGCTAGTGCTGTGGCCAGATTATCGGCAGGTTTACCTATTCCTGTGCCGTAGGCATTGGCTTGATTTGGTACACCATAAGATTTTCCAGATATATGACCTTTGCCATAGTTTTGAGTGTTAGCAGTATTAGTAGGTTTAGCTAGGGGTTTTTTAACTGCTAATTTTTTAATTCCAGCAGCTTTCGGTGATTCAGTATTAGGTATTGTAGTAGGATTTTGAATGCTACCAAAGTTATTATCAGCAAATGCTTTTTGAAATTGAGGCCACAAAAAATCTATTAATCTCTTTACTTCAGGATTACGCTGGACCTGTTGTATAGAATCCTGATAACTTTCTGGCGGAGTTAGATAACCTTTGCCTTGAGCCGATTTCACTAATTGTTGATTCTTAGTAGTCTGTGACTGCCGTGTTACCTTAGATGGATTAGCCGCAGCCAAAGCATTAGCAGGGCTATTAGGGAAGAATAATTGATTAGCTGTATCGGCAGCTTTATTCAGACCGGTATTTGCCGCACTTACCGCTTTTTTAACACCGTCCAACAATCCTTCGTCTAATCGCGATTGTTTAGTTAATTCATAAATTTGCATCAGTTTTCCTAACTGTACGAGTAAACTTACTAGGATCGCGTAACTTGATAGCGTTAATCAACTTCCTACTCAAATTTTCCGCTTGTTCCGAGGTATATGTAGAGTCTATTTGCTCTAGTAGACGTATGGCACTAGATATAATATTAGCAGCACGGTTTTCAATAATATGTCTATTATCTCGCTCAGTGTATAAGCTTTCTAATTCCTCTAAGATGCTACGTGTTTTTTTCTGCATTGTACAGATTCCTTTTAAGTATTTAGCAGATTTTGGATTTAAGACACAGGTTTATTGTGCTTTGATCTGCCCTAATAATTGTTTTAATTTATTGCTCTGTACATCAGCTTTGATTTTTCCAGTATCCCCTAAGTCAGTGTCTATGGCTTCGCTGTTAACTATTTTGCTTTGTGTTTTGATATTTTCATAGATATTTTGTTTTTTAAAGGAATTCACAGGAGCATCTGTTTCAGGTAAATCAGTTATACGCATAGTTTCTACATTATATTCTAGCTCGACTTTTTGTCCTGTTCCGTTACTTGTACGAGTTTTCATACATTGTAATTGATATCGCCCACGTTCCTTCATAGCCCTACTAGTAAATATGCCAAACACATTATCCGCTGTATTAATCTTACTAATACCACCTGAAATATGGCTGTGATCAAACTCTATCTCTTCTACAGCCGCACGATTCAACTGACTGGCTGTGACAAATAGCACGTTCAATTCTTTGGCTAAATTACGCAATTCTTCTGATACGTATTTGTCTTTGACAAACAAATCGTTAGGACTGACTTTGGCACTGACCGGCATTAATAAGTCTAGATAATCCACCATTAAAAAATCAATATTAATGCCGGTCTGTACCTGTACTTCTTTGACATAGGCACGTATATCGTTTACTGTGCTCTGTGCCGGCAGTGCCTTGACTCGATATTTTCCTGCTTTTTTACCAAAGATTTTAACTTTTAATTCGGCAGATTCTAAATCTTTGCGTATGTCTTTTGTGCCCATTCCGGCTAACATAGCATCAGTTCGCAAGCCAACCAATTCCTCGCTTAATTCTAAACTGATATAAGCACCGCTCAATCCTTGTTCAAGCCAACTGATAGCGATATTCATCATGACAAGACTTTTACCCGAATTATGACTACATATACCATTAGTATAATATCTATGATTATCATGATTAACCGAAAGATCATATACTTTAGTTTGTTTACTTTGCGGAAGAATATTGATTACAGTATCTACACCGTTTTCCGAAAGCAAAGTACTTCCAATCGAAATATCACGAGCATAATGCCATTGCTGATCGGGAGATTGATATAAATGATCATGACTCGCAACAATCTTTTTACCTGAAGCAAACTCAAAGGTATACAAATCTTTTTTAACTTTTTCAATACAATCCAACACAGGAACCCAACCATCTGGACTAGATACAAGTATATTGTTTTCATGTACTTTTCCCATTAAGCTACCTATTGGTACCTGCTTAGGC